ACCAGATTGAAAGGAAGATTCATATGACCACTTTTAAAGTAAATTACGGAAAAGTTTCCGCGTTTCCTATTAAAAATTCTGATGGTATAACGATTGATTTTACTTATTTAGATTCCGGATTTATCCGGTTCTATAAGCAAACAATCGCCAAGCCCTCATACAGGAAAGTAGCTAGGAAAGTCCTGAGACCTTTTGCGGGTTTCAGTTCTTTTCGTGAGCTAAATACCTGGGCTCATATGGAAGATATCGCTAATAATCTACGTTGGCAGGAGTTATACGATGTAATGTGGGAGAAAATCCCTTATACATTCGCAGACTTCTTAAACCAACCGATTATTGACGACGTCTTTGCTTCCGATCTATCTCGGGAGAAGAGCTAGTTTTAATGCATTTAACGGCCTATGGTACGATACCATAGCAACTTTCTCTTGGAAAGGAGAATAGTCGTGCCCACACCTTTCGAAACTATCGAGAAGATTAGTGAGGTAAATATTCCGGCTTGGAGTAGTGTATGGCCAGGCCAAGATGGCTGCGGTCCGACCACTCGTATAGATAACGAGCATTCGTCCCTCTGCCCTTCGTCAACCACACAATATTACGAGCCGAAAGTAATCACAGAAGTGAAAGACACCCGTCGTTTAAACGGGGTTCGACGCGACTGTGCTATACCTTATTCTATGACCCCTCGTAATGTTTCGAAAATAACCGATCGCGAATTCCTGGTTAGAATTAACCATGGAGGTTACGGTATTACAGTCTATAGGCAAACTGGTGTTGTAAAGACCAATCCTGGAGATTGTATGGCCGTTCTCGGTAATACCGAGGTGATCGGTCCCGTCACTACAGAGTGGCGAGAAGTGGGTCGCAGCTGGCCGTACACTACTTATAGTGTTTCGGCTATTAGTGCTGCGGATATTTTATCTGCAACGACACGGATACAGCAAGCAGCATCACTCGATGCCCTCTGCTCCTACGACCTCTTAACTGAGATCGCGGAAGCAAGACAGATACCGAGTATGTTCAATGCTGTATTTAAAGATATAACAACTATCTACCGTGCATTCCACAACAAATGGAGCATAAATGAGCTCCAACAGTTGTTTCAGCGTAATGGTAAATTCATGCGATTCCGCAAACCGAAAACACACGGTTTGAAGGAATTACAGAAACTATTCGCTGATAGCTGGATGACATTTCGTTACAGTATTATGCCTTTGGCTTATTCTTTGAGAGATATCCAGAAGGTTATCGATCAAGGTTTTCAGCACATTGTCAAGAAAACAGCCACTCTTACACCTAAAAACACTGGTGTTACCCTTCCTGCTTCATCTGTCCGATATAAATGGACCGATGTATCAGGCGAGGTTAAACTTCGTGCCACGGTTAGGAGTTGGTATTCTTGGGAGGCATTATCTCGACTAGATAGCATAGGATTCAACCCATTCGTAACTGCTTGGGAAGAAATCCCTTACTCTTTTGTCTTTGATTGGTTCGTGAATATGGGCGATTATATCGCTATAAACACGACCGCTTCATTAGCAAAAGAGCAATTTGCTTGCATTTCCCGGCGGTCCACCTATACTACGAGGACTTGGGTCCATCTGCCACAAATTGATGAAACAATCACTTTTGTAGCAGCTAGATGCAATCCTTGGATAGGTAGCATACCTCCTGCTGCGCCCCCGAAGGTTATTTCAAACCCCGAGGGATCTCAGTTATTACAATCAACTGAGATCGACGCATACAGTAGGGTGTTGTTTCCGGTATCCGACGCTAGCTTAATCTTTAACCCGAACCTTAATTGGCGACGGTGGATGGATTCAGCTGTGATGACTAAGAACCTTTTCGCGGGGCTCGTTAAAAAGCTCCGTTTAAGATAAACATACATTTTCCATAAAGGAAAGAAATATGCCAGTCACCTTATCAGTGAAGAGCATGGACTCCGCAGGTATAACCTACGGTGACCCAGCCAAACCTGACTGTACAGTCAGATTCCGATTTAGTGCCGCCAATAAAACAATTAATGGCGTCACCGTCGCTAACAACGCGTCAGAGATTATTGTCAATGACAATAATACTGTGACTGTTGGCGGCGTTTCTGCCTTAGATGCCCTCTCGATCCGGATCCGCGTAAGCGGTACTCTCGCATCGAAGACTCGTCTTCGTCAGCTCTTGACCTCCGCAGCAGCCCAATTGGACACGTGGGAGACAGAGAACGTCATGCAGGGTTTTAGACCTACGACGGCTCCTGTTATAACTTAATGACAGAAGCTCAACCGAAAGGAACTAAATCATGGATGACAAAGGTCCTATCAGGACTGTTAACTCTAGGATTAGAGGCTGGATACAGCATACTAGTAAATCGTGTGCTGCCCTTCCTCGCGAAGAAGGTCTCGCTTTCGCGAAATTCTCTTCCAAGTTCCAAGAGCCAAGAAGAGACACCCAAGCCTCCCGGCGAAACGCCGCTTGGTTAAAGTGGATCTCTTTTGACGAAAGTCTTCGACCGCAAGACATAATGGGCCCTAACTGGGCTAAAGCGCGTCTTATTGTGCACGAGGTCCTAGCTGATTTTCATCTAGGGCCTCTCACATTTACGAACGGTTCTAGCTTTGAACCGCTCGGTAATAGTTTGTCTCTAGCTTGTAAGCTAAAGGCAAATTGGACTATTACTACCGATTGCTTCGACCTATTTGCCAAGTATTCGTACTGGCATCATGGACTTAAGCATTCGGTTAAGAAGCGCTTTGCTAGCTACTGCACAACACATAAGCTCGATCTGCTAACCATGAATCGGATGCTCTGGGCAAGGTTCGGAAAGAATAAGAACTTTGCTTTCGACATCTATAAATTCAAGTTAGACGTAATCGTGACTTATGTAGCCGGAAATAGGTGGTCGTCTGTCCCTAAATCAAATGAAAAGGACAGACCGATTTGCCTTGAACCGTTGTGTAATATGCTTGTTCAACGTGCTGTTGGTCTCGGGATCCGAGCTTCTCTTAACGAGAAGCTCGGGATCGATCTCGACCACCTAGCAGATGTGCATAGGTGTAGAATACGCGATCGCAATGTCGCGACGATTGATCTATCTGATTGCAGCGATGCAATTAGTCTCAAGTTGATAAAATATCTTTTACCTTCTCGAGTACATAACATTGTGCTCGCTTGTAGGTCAGACATGACCTTTGGGCCTGATGGTGACTATTATGTCACCAGAAAGGTTTCTAGCATGGGTAATGGTTTTACCTTCGACTTGATGTCTCTAGTACTAACCGCACTTGCCAGATCCTTTGATGATCAGTCAACTGTTTTCGGCGACGATATAATTTGTCGCAACGAAAGTGGTTTGCCGATTATTGAGGCTCTTCAGGTCGCCGGATTTGTTGTGAACGTCGATAAGACGTTTATACATTCCGACTACCGTGAATCTTGTGGATCTCATTATATCGATGAAGTAGGTTATTTGACCATCTTTGATCAAAGATGGCTTACAACCCTTCACGACATCGTGGTAACCCTTAACAAGGTTGCCCTTTTGTCTTGTCGATATGGTGGGATCTTTGAGGTTCTTAGAAGAGAACTCTGGTTATGTGTCCCCCGGACCTTGCTTGGGGCAACTGTTGAAAGGCCAACAGAACACATAGGCAGGCCTTTATCGTACGACTTAGATACATTTGTGAGATATGGACCACCTATTCAGGTTGATCCTCGTCCCAAGATGCTAAAAAGTCTACGAAGGTCCCTCCGTGATCTTCATAAACCTGGGGCTATTTCGATTGCCCAAGGCTATGTGAATAAACTAGGACCTGCTAGGGACGCTTTGCGTTCGAGTGAGTGGGATATGTACTTCATGTACATACACAACATTCGTCGAGCTCCAAAGTTTCCAAAGCTAAAGTTGAAACCCATCTTTGTAGCAAGAGTAGGCGAAGAACAAATTGGCTTCGTCAATGCTCTGCTCCCCGTGAGGGGATAGATGGTTGGGATAGAAGACGTGGACGAGCGGTCATAAACCGTCTCGTTTTCGTTCGTCGTTCAGCAGATCGCTGAATTTCGTTAACTTCTTTATCGG